ACTTCATCTCTTCCATATTTTGATGATGGCATCGCCAGAAATAGAGACGACGATTTTCTGGTGATATAGCAAAAAAAGAGGATAACAATGCTTAGAAAAAAACTCAAAGTTGAAGCTGGAAAAGCCTACACGGTTAGGGACGCCTCTTCGACTTACACCATTATCGTGGGAGATGTAAGCGAGGCAGACTCCGGAGCTGGAAGCCCGACACCAGAATCATACAGTTTTTTTAATATTGGAGCCGGCTCTCCATCGCTAAATCTCGGAAGAATAGGAAGCGTCTACCTCGACTCGGTGAATAAGACACTTTACACCAAAGATGCGATTGGATGGGACTCTGGGTTCGCGATGGGAGGGTCGGACGGAAGCTCTGAGTTCAAGGTTGGCATGGGCGCTCCGTCCCTGAGCTTGAGCTCAAGTATCAATGCCTACATCGACATGCAGAGCATGACTTTCCACACCCGCTCAGGAGGAAGTTGGGACGAGGGTCGTCTCATGCGAGGAAGCTCTGGACAGAACGGTAAGTCGGTCAGGTTCGGAAGCGGCCCACCTATCGCCAGCCTTGGGGCTGACGACGAGGCTTACATCGATCTAAACGACTTCAAGATCCACACAAAGACTGCGGGAAGCTGGTCATCCGGCCAAGCTTTCAAGGGCAGCAACGGGCAGAACGGCCTCAACGGAAAGTCACTACGATTCGGAAATGGGCTTCCGTCAGACAGCGACGGTGATGACAACGAGGTCTACCTTGATCTTTCAAATTTCAAGATTCACTCCAAGTCTGCTGGTTCCTGGGGATCTGGAGCGGAATTTAAGGGAAGCAGGGGAAATGACGGACAGAACGGCAAGTCGGTTAGGTTCGGAAACGGTGCTCCCGCCGCGAGCCTCGGTAACGATGACGAAACGTACATAGATCTCGATAGCTTCAAGATACATTCAAAGTCGGCAGGTTCATGGGGCTCAGGCCACGTTTTCAAGGGAAGCGATGGCGCTCACGGACTAAACGGCAAGTCGATCAAATTTGGGAATGGAGCACCGTCTGACGCTGATGGAGATGATGACGAGGTCTATCTCGACCTCTCAAGCTTCAAAGTTCACACGAAAGCAACGGGATCTTGGAACTCGGGCTTAGCATTTAAGGGAAGCAACGGAGATAATGGCACCGACGGTCAACCTGGGTCTGACGGAAAGCACGGTGTTTCTGCCCAGCTGACAAACGACTCGGACGTTATCCCGGCTGACAGCGATGGAAGCGGCTACGATTTCACCAACACTGGTGGAGAATTTGAGATCAGAAGCGGTGGGACAAAAGTAAGCTCCGGAGTGACGTATTACGCGGGAGCTTCTGGGGTGAGCTCAACCTCAACAGTCAATGGTCTTACGTTAACGATAAATTCTAGCGGAACCTATTCCCTATCAGGAGCTAGCTGGAGCCAAAATTTTGCAAAATTTACAATGCGCGCGGATTATGATGGTGTCACATACACGAAAGTCTACAAAGTAACTAAAGCTAGAGCTGGTCTGAGAGGTTCTGATGGGAATAGTGGGAGCGACGGAAAAGATGGCACAAATGGAACTGACGCTTTAACGGGCCATCTTTCGAATGAAGCCGATGTTGTTTCTGCCGCCAATGATGGAACGGGATACTCGTTCTCTGGGACCGGAGGCACATTCTACGTCTACTCTGGTAAGACTCTCGTGTCACCATCAAATTTCTTCGCAGGAGCTATCGGCACATCGACGACTCAGATAATCAGTGGGCTGACGCTTAGCGTTAATTCATCAGGTGTCTACTCTCTCTCTGGTGCCTCCTGGACTTCCGACACCGCATCATTCACAATCAGAGCTCTCTACAGCGGGGTAACTTTAACCAAGACGTACAAGATAACAAAGTCGAAAGCTGGCTCTAGGGGAGATAGCGGAGACGCAGGTAGTCCCGGTACGGACGGCGAAGGAGTCAACAAGTACGTCGACTCTCTATTTTCAGATTATTCGATGGCAGCTAACACGCCAAGAAAGTTGTATTACAATGACCTGGTAGCTAATATCGGCAACGTTGTCGTAAAGTCTGGAGACGCAACAAACGGGTCAACGTTCACAATTAGCAGCCTTGGCAGATACAAGGTTGATCTCGCATGCGGATTCAAAGCAATCTACGCAGCAGGAGCTTCGGTAAGCTTCAGCGTCAAGCTGCTGGTAAATGATGTTGTTAAAAGAACGGTCACCGGGTCCAACACATCAATATCGGGGTCGGAGACAAGATATCCGAACCTCGATCTTTCGTGGATAGGATTCCTCCCAGCCGGCTCGACAATTAAGTGCGAGGTAGAGAGGACATCATCTGGCACCAATCCGACGCTCCACGCCAACGCGATCGATAAAACGACATTCAACGCTACTGAAGAAGATACGATCATCTCGATCACCAAGCTTTAACTGAGAACTTGCGCCGCTGATAATTAAGGTTGGCGGTGCAAATAGATGGCAGGAATACTCGACCCTAAATCAAGGATCATGGACGTTGTCCTCACGCAGCAGGGACGACAGCAGATCGCATCAGGAAGGATGAAGATCGAGTACGCATCTTTCACAGACATCGGCGCCTCTTACGATGCAGCGATTGGCGACTCAATAGAGGATCCATCTGGTAAGATCTACCTGGAAGCGTTGACCGATGTCTCGGCTGACATGATCACTTTTGAGACGGACGACGCTGGTTTCCTGCGACCGTTCACGGGAGACGGAGCTGCGGTCTCTGCTGGTGGGAATCTTCTTTCTGGATCAGCAGACCTGACCGGTAGCATCTCTCTGAATCCGGCCGCCGACTTCCTGCTTCAGTCGATTACGCAATCTCTTGGCTGGAATCAGATAATCGGGACGAATGATCCGTTGTCTGAAACCACAGGATTTCAGGTATCTCAGCCCTCCATCACGTTCAACGTTCGCGACGGATTCCCTTTCGATCACTCCAGGGGCGATGTTGAGTATGCCACCCTAAATACGATAGAGTCGCTTCAAAATGACATGCGACTTTCCAACCTTCCAAACTTCAAGTATCTTCCACCCGTCAATGGCGCTGGAGTCCTAGCTGGAAAGACGCTTGCAAGCTATCCAAACTATAATGAGAATAGTGACACCGACAGGATCGCAATGCAGTCACGCTTATCTCAGCTCGAGAGCGCCGAGATAACATTTTTGGAGACTTCCAGCGAGAACAATTTCATTATGCAGGCTTTTGAGATATCAGGACTCTCAAGCATCACGAAGCTTGATGCAATCGATTACGGCTACAGGAGCTCGTTGGAAAACCCACAGAAGCTAGTAAGGACAATATTTCTTGGAAAAGTCTACACTGACACCACTAGCGATCCCACATTTGTCAACATGTTCACGCTGGAGTTGGAGCAAGCATGAGACTGAAGTCTAAAACTCAAATTCAAGTGATGAGAAGAAGCTTGACTCTGCCTGAGGCGGTCGGTTCTAAGGGAGACAGCATTATCTTTAGGATCTACGTTGACATAGACGCTGAATCAGCCATCAAAAATAACGTCTTGTTCTTACAGTATCAAGTTGCACCAGACAACATAGCAAAAGTTTTGACGCCGAAACCTTCAGTGAAGAACTCAAAGACCATCTATCAGATACCCTCTCTACGCGCTGAAAAGTTAAAGCGCGATGAGAACCTTGTTGTCTACGCTGGAAGTGCTGACATAACCAAGTATTTTCCAAATGACAGGATTCGAGAAATTAGAGCCGGCGCTCCTTTTCAAAGAACAAGATCAGTTAGAGCGTCAAGCTCTAAAAATTCGATAAATTCACTCTTGCTCAAGTCGGACGCTACAAAGACGATTGTAGCGAGAGCTGGAGTCGTCAGCAAAGTCTACAAAACGATGGCTGAGCAAAAGAAAAAAGATCCAGCGCATGAAATTAATGCTAGACCATCCCACGCACCGCTTTCAAAAACACTGTCAGGATTTAGAGCAACTGGAAACTACCAAAACGCTGATCTGAATTTTGAGTCGGCTAGGTTAGAGATGCAAAAGGTCGGTAGCACAATCTCAAGCTTCGAAAAAGTGAATGAGTCTGTTGGGCTCATAACAGTGCCGCTTGACATTGAGATCTTGGGAAGCGAAGTGAAGAGATACTCGGTCATTATTAGCGCGCTAAAGAGCGGAATAATCATTCAGCGACTCAGTCAGATCATCGATTTTTCTAGCATCTTAAATGATGCCACCGTCCCATCTATCGCTCCAAAAATCTCAGTTATCGATAACGGTAAAGGTAGAAAGATCGGAATCAAGCAGGTCGATCCACGAGCAACTCGGATCAAGATTTATAAAAAGATACTGAACAAAGACAGCGCTGTTGACGATGCGTACGAGCTTGTCAGCGATTTAGGGGCTGCGTCTGGTGAAGCCTTCAATATACCTGACAGCAAGCTGTCTCTTCGCCAAGGGATCTATCGCGCTGTATCATACGATAGTTTTGGAAGGACAGTTGGCGAATTTTCAAGCGCGGTGATCGGTAAGAGTCGAATTTCAAAACAAAAAAATGTTGAAGACCCAGTTACCGTGTTCGCGTATGAGACCTCGTCAGGAATACAAGTGAACGTTTATAACATTCCTTACAGCGTCATTTCGGTCAGACTTCTCAGAAAAAATTTGACAACTCATGAAAAGAAATTCTCAGATCCTTTAATTTCCGAGAATAGCGGCCAAGTATCTGTCAGCAATGAGAAAACAACGGCTTCATTTCTTGATAGACGGCTTCGGCCTGACTCTACGTTTGAGTACAAAGTGTCATTGACTGACACCAGGGGGAACGTATACGAGTCACAGAGGTCAGCAGTCTCTCATTTTGTCGGAAGCAAGAGCGAAGATGAGGCAAGCTCCCTAACGAATAATGATTATGACATCAAGTTTGAAGGGTCGGGACGCACAGTTTCGTTTCAAATTGATACTTCAACCTCAAAGACAACAATCAATCAGGTTTATGACATACTCACTACGACTGGGCTAGACGCTCAATACCTGGACGAAATAAAGTCTAATCGTGAGCTTCTAAATAAGATCACAGCTTTTGAGATTGTGAGATTCGATTGTATGACTGGATACGTTGAGAACTTTGGGGTTATCGCGACAGGTGTCTTTGAGGATAGCTCAAAGACTAGAAAGATCAATAACGTCTCTGAAATCATTCCAGGAAGAAAATATGTGTATTTTTCACGTTTGCTCGTGAGATCCCCGGGCTCTATATTCAGCCAGGTAAATGTTCAAAGAGTGGACATAGAAACTGGAAAGTCTTACGTAACTAATCTGAAAAAATACAACTCCCCCAAGACCCTGAGAAAGGGTGTTTTGTCGTCAAGTGTTGTCCAGAAAAGAGCTGTTTCATCGACAGGACTGGCTTCGGATCCATCGTCATCAACCAGCGACGAGATGATAGCTGGTATGACATCTACAACAATGGCAATAATTGTTGACATCCCGCGTAAAGATGCGGAGGTTAAAAGTGCATTCGTGAGAAACATGAATCTCGGTAATGAGGTCAGCTGGAACATTCTCTCGAACGATAGAGAGATAGATCACATTATTGTGCATGCTGATTACAACGGTCGGCTAGCGCCACTTCGAGCCGTTCATTTTGATGGAAATCAATCCATGAAGTTCATAGACGACTTTTTGTCTTTAGAGAAAACGCCCGTGCAGTATTACGTGCAGATTGTCTACGCCAACTACGATATGGGCCCAATGTTCGGGCCAGCAAAGGTTAAGCAATGAGCGTGCCAACTGAGATATTGGGAATTTCCAAGCTTTATTCGATAAGCTCGAAGTCTAATTCTGAAAGATACAACAGGATCGTGAAAACGCTGCAGGAATTAAAGATTCTAGATGTTACACATGTGGTTAGTCGTGGTCTGGAGGAGGACCCATCAGGCTCATGGTCTTCCCTTAAGAAAGCAACTGACGATGACCTCACGGCCGCCAAGAAGTTTGTCGAAGATCTCAACACTTTCCTGACATCTCTGGAGCGACTGATAGACTCACTTGACGTCTCAACCCCGAAAGGTGGATTCAATGAAAAGTTCATTGACTTTCTCTCGGGAAAAACAGCGGACGGTCTTACGTCTCCTGCCGCAAGAGACTCTTCAATCTCAGGAGTAGCTCTCAGAGGAAACACACCGAGCGACGGTCTGACAAACGTCGATCTCATATCTCTTCTTTTGCATGAGATAAGAATCAGGTCTACAGGGGTTGAAGACTTTAACAGCTCGAACGGAAGGGCTGCATTCGAGGTGTTGCGGTGGTTAGGTCAAACGGAACCGTATGACTATAACGGTCCAGGAACAAATCGAAGTCCGAAAAACTATATCTCCAGGTACGCTAGCGAGTATTCTGTAAATCCTCTTGAACTGTGCGTACATGCTCTGTCGAGCACGTTCAACCTATCCGCTGGGATCACCAGGTTAAAAAGAATTCAGTCGGAGGTTGGACTGAGCGTTTCGAACATATCGGACGCTGATAAAGTTTTTGACGGTGTCCGAGTCGCTGATATAGAGAAATATGCTACCTTTGTCAGTAATGTACTCTATCAAAGAAGCTTAGACACCGGTAGACTAGAAAGTACTTCCTACGCTCTTAAAGTCGCTAGGTACGACGACAGTCTAAACAAGATTGCACCTTGCGAGAAGCCTATCAACATAACACCGGAGACACGTTACACCTCTGGTGAGACCTCACTGATAAGAGATTCTTTGGCTGAAAATGACTTCAATTTTCAGAAATTAGGTTTGTACGATGCCCAGCTCGAATCCTCGCTTGACCAGCTTCAGAAAGTCACTGAGAGTCTGGTTGGATTCATGGACACCGAAAATGAGCTGACACCGTTCGCGGTGTTCTCAAAAATTTTGAAATCTTCAATCGCTGCGCTGGATCTGGCAGGGAAAGATGATCTCAACAAGTATCAGCTGCTGGCGCTGATGAGACTCGCGTCGATCTCAGGTGATCAATCCGTCGAGATCGAGAAATTCATAGTTCGAAGCGTAGGAGTCTTGAAATACTATAGAATAAGCAAAGGCACCGGGAGCAAAGCTGGATCAGAATCTTCCAAGTCCACAGTTACGCTAGCAACATCACGAACTTCCACGGGCAGCGATAGCATACAGGCTGACGCAGAAGTGAAAACTGTCGAGACGGTGTCCAGCACAAGCGACGCAGCAGACAGCGGCAGAGTTATCACCCGCGCCGCCGGTGATTCTAATTTAAGCGCGGACATAATATCGAGCGTAGTGAATAGCATTTCTAATAAACGAACAGCGGAGTCCGCCAGGGAATTAGAAAAGCTTCTCGCTGCTAAGAACGCTGCGGATCGAGCCCGAGAATACGCGGAAGCGCAAGCAGAAGATACGGGGAAATTAGATTACGTCCAGCAATATAGAGACGGCCAGAGGATCACTGACGCAAAGCGGGTCCAGGACGACGCAGAGGCAGCTTACCTCGAGGAACTACAAAACGTCAACGCTGCAAGCGTGTCGGATGAGACGGAGCAAGAAATTTTCAATGCTCTCGAAGAATCACGAAAGAAAGAGGGAACAATATTCAGTCTGATGGTGGACTTGTACGATGATTTCACGACAAAGTCGAAAAACAGCGTAGGAGAAAATGAGAAAATCACAGATTCGATGGGTTACACAAGTTACGGGAAGATGGACGAGTACGCGATTCTGTCTTTGATCATCTCATGCTTTTCTCAGATTTTCGACCTCGTCATGCCAAGCGACACCGGTTTTGTTGGAACTGATTTCAATTTTGGTGCTGCCGAGCTGTCGGCCGCGATGAATACAATTCAAGCTGCGATGACCACTGGCGGCACCGGGCTTAGTACTCAAATCGACTATCGACTCTACGGGGTGAGAAAGTACGTTGAAACCTACCAGAACTGCTACGCTTTCCTGGACGCGTACCTCAAGAATATAAGGGAGTCAAGGCTTCTAGCCATCTCAAATTTCTCGGAAGTTTCCAAGGACCTGAGCTTCACGAGCGACGTGGGCAGGCTAAAATCTCTGGCCAACGTCACAAGTCATAGCGTAGCAGTGCGGCGTGCCCTACTGAGAAAATGGGAACCTGTCGAGTCATCAGGTTATCTCTCAAGATTCTCATCGACAGTTGTTCCCGTAGACTCTTACATCAGCACTTTGAGATCGTCTAAAGTTCCGAACACGTACGCAGATAACAGCCTGCAAAATATGAGAGTTCTCCATGTCGGAGTTCCGGCTTCAACCATCGTGAGCGATTCGATCGGAAAGACGCAGCTCATCAATGTGGTGGTTGGAAAGCTCGACTACCGCTACTATCTCTCCGACACATTCATCGAAAAAAGTTTCATATTCGATCCGGCGCTCTTCGTTGGCGATTTAGGGATAGCTGCGACAGGAGTGTCATCACGCAGCGGTTCCACCACCACAACTTTTTATTTTTTCGATAGAAACGGCTCGAGCGGTCCGTACTCGTACGATGAAACGCTGGCTCGTTATCTAGAGGTAAATCCTGGCGCTGATAGAAACGTTCTAGAGAGCGTGATACTAAACTGCTACAACTCGGCGATGATAGAGGCATACCAGTACTACACGTCCGGGATCGTGCTGGATGAGTCGACGTCTACCGGGGTCGATACCTCGATATCACCCGCTGGGTTGAGCGCCTTGGGCCTTCTCTCCGGGCTGAACCTATCAGACGTCTCTCTTCCTCCTGGTGCAGCCATCTCCAGCGCTTTTTCGGATGGTCATATCAACTTTGAAGAGGCTGCGAGCGGCCTCAGCTCTTCAAAGAAAGAGATACTGTCCAATGTTGCGTCGTCTTACCTGTTTAAGTCGAACAGGATCTTGGATCGGATAGCAAGGAATTTCGATCATGATAGAGTCTTTTTAATACCCGTAGACCCAGACAGCTTTGAGATTAACGCAAGTCGAGAGTTTATAGATACGTTTGGGTCTCAAAACCTAAGATTTACGGGATCTGCTCGTGGTCAACTCCTAGATCAGGATCCATCCGACAACGGAATGATGGCAGGAAGCTTCTACGCTCAGATTTCGGAATATACGATCACCACAGCCAACATAACGGAGTCGAGCGCATCCGCACCCTCGGGTTTCGGCTTTGAAATCGACACTCTCGCGGAGCGCGCTGCACGCGCTCGCGCAAGTGAGCTCCTCGGCGATTCCCCAGACCCCAGGAAGTCCAGCGTGGAGCGCGCGGTCGATCGAGGTGCCGGATACGCCGCCAACGCCACACGGCGCACAAGGAAGAGCCCCCCCGGTGGCAGCATCACCTCAGACGACGCGAAGAAAGCCCCAGCAACTATGAAAAAATTCAATCCGAAGAAGAGAGGTTGAGGTGTCTATAATCGATCGCAGTGTCAGTCGTCCGTTTCACATTGTGGATGCTCCGGCTCCTGCTAATTTGCGACTTCAGTTCATCTACAATTTTTTTGAGGCTGATGAGCGCACCGCGGATGGCTCTATCCAGGAGGACACCGGAGCATTCGCGCGGGGTTTTAAGCTTGAGTGGTCCCCACTTGGAATTTCTGGGTTCCAGGGCAACACGAGCTCAACGAGCGAGACTGATAGATACTCTGCGATTGAGACAGATTTGAAAGACGACTTGGTCTCAGGTCTGAGCATTGAAAACTCAGGACTCAAGGTCAATGAAGATAAAACAACCACAAGAAATTCATTCTCTGCATTCATTCAAGATCAAAATTTTGACACCAAGTATGGAGAGCGACTGGTGGAATCGGTGTCTTTACGTAACCTAAGCACGGGTTCCGCATCCGACATCGGGGCATCGGTCAAGACAATCATAGGAAGAGATTTCGTTCAATCAGACCTGGACATTCGAGAAATAGTACCAGCGCTGGCAGACCCAATCACGAGACGCACAATATCAACTGACTATGGCTCTAACGACGAATCATTTCAGTTTTTGCTGGACGACGAGCGCGCGCGCGCTGCATTTCAGGAGTTTGAGGGATCTCCTGTCGTAAGAGCTTCTTACGAGGTGTTCAACGACTTACGCAACTATTACGTTGTTACCAATGACGTTCCGGACGAAAACGACGCAAATCCACGCTTTGACGGACTCCCTATGTCTGAGTCTACCAGCGCGATTTTGCCGTCTCCGACCCTTCTAGGGTATATGGTCGAAAAATTTTCTGATGACCCCGCGGAGTCGTATCCGAAGAGATTCATCGTCCCGCGCGGGACGCGAAGCTACCTGGACGTAGCAATCAAATACGGAAAAACGTATTCTTACCGGATGCGCTCGATTGTCGCCGTCTACACAGAGGCTGAGGTTGTGTATGAGACCTCGTCTCCGAGACCTTGCATAATTCCATTCATCTCTAACCCGACAAAATTGTTGTCGTTGAAAGCCAGTGAATCCGTCCCACCTGCCTCGCCTGCAGACTTTAATCCGCATTGGAACTACCAGGATTCTACGCTGCAGCTTATCTGGTCATTCCCCAATAATCCCCAGCGAGACATCAAGTACTGGCAGGTGTTCCGGCGTAGCTCGATAAATGAACCGTTCACTCTCATCAGGATGATAGATTTCGATGACTCCACCGTGCGATCCCAGTTTCCTGAGACAATCGATCCGTCCCTCATCTCAAAATTCCAGAGTTCGGTCAACTACTATGTTGACCCTGAGTTCAGCAAGGACTCCGACTACATCTACACGATGTGCTCTGTGGACGCTCATGGTCAATCTTCAAACTACGGAATGCAGTTCAGAGTGAGATTTGACAGGTACAAGAACAAGCTCATCAAAGAGCTCATATCACCGTCAGGAGCGATGAAGCAGTACCCTAATACTTACCTAAACGCTGAGCTCACACTCGACAGCGTGAAATCCAGCGGAGCTACCAAGATGAAGATATACTTTGATCCTGAGTACCTCGTCGTCACGGACGTCAACGGTAGGGAAAAGAATTTTCTCCGAACATCAGAATCTGCGATCTACCAGCTCCAGCTGATAAACATTGATAGACAGAAGCAGTCCGAGGTCATAATATCGATAAGCGACCCGGACGGCTACATCACAACAACCTCGGCAATTGCAACTGGCGCGGTTTCCAGTTAATTCTTTCAAGTTCTATTCAAAAAAGTTTATTGGAGAACTTGAAAATTCTAATATCTATGAGCAGGGACAACTGAAAGATGGGATTTCTCGATCACTCAACAAACAACATCATAGTCGACGCCGTGCTGACCGACATCGGTCGTGAATTCTTGGCACGTAACGACGGCAGCTTCTCCATCATCAAGTTCGCGATGGGCGACGATGAGGTTGACTACACAATGATTCAAAAGTTCGGGCGCACAGTCGGTAAGGAGAAGATCGAAAAAAACACACCGGTTTTTGAAGCTCAGACAAACGCAAATCTGGCTCTCAAGTATCGTGCGATTTCGATCTCCAATCCGAACCTTGTACGCATTCCTCTGATCACGCTGACCTCTACAGGTGCTGATGCGACTGGGACAATCATCTCGATGACCCGCATCGGATCGGCATCAAGTCGCCAGGTCACACTAGAGCAGACAATCACAGGTGAGAGCTTGATCGATCCAGAGCTTCGCGATCAATCGTACATCGTCAAGATGGCGAACCAGTTCATCACGCTCACGGGTCTCACCCCCGACACAATCGACAAGGACGGCGTCGCAACGTACCTGCTCCTTCGTTCTGCCGGTGAGACATCGGCCGGTGGTTCTCGTGTCACGCTTCCGATTGCAGTGAGATCACTGACTGACACTCAGTTCACGGTATACGGTAACTCTCAGAATAAGTCGATCATTACGACTGTCGTCAGCATCACGGGCCTTCAGTCAGGTGCTGTGAAAGAATTTCAGGTCCAGATCACAAAATAAGAGGCACATTCTAGCAAATGGCTACATTTAAAGAAATATCAGCCGCTGATATCAAGACCAGCAGGTCTGCTCTAAACCAGCTTGTGGACGTGATCCAGGAAGACGTCTCTGGTTCTGCGACCCGTCGCGCGTATCAGGTCTTTGTGACTGGCTCAGGCGCTACGAGCGTGACAGCGTCTCTCTTTCAGACCGTGTACGATCAGGACTACACACTCCAGACCGCAAACCCAATATTTGACATGACGGTTGGGTTGTGGTACTCAGGCAGTACGGTCCAGAATATCAAGATCGGTGAGGACACTGCTGGTAAGCTTCTCTTCCCGAGCTCATCCATGCAGATGAGAGAGAAGATCGACGTCTACCGCCAGCAGGCAGCGAGACTGCTCGGGGACGCTGATCAGGCTTTCTACTCACCCTTCCAAGTTTCGACTGACCCAACGGCGACATCGACAGATCGTATCAACGAGGCACTGTTCCTCAATTTCAAGCGTCTCTTCGCTCGAGACAAAGTCAAGCGCGAAACTTTCGCAATGCGCTTCTACACGACCGCAACTCTTGACAACGCACCTAAAACTGACAAGTCGGCTGCAGAAACTGCGATCACTTCCGCCCCTGGGTTTCCAACCGGAAGCAATATGTTCAAAACTTCGAACTCGGGATCAGCTATCTTCACCGATGTTGGGGCTGCTAGCTCCAAGCGAACCACATTCGGGGGCGAGGTCGGCGAGATTGTCGATGCTTCCAACACATCACGAAAAGTTGGTCTCATGTTCTACGATGCTGGAACTGCAGTCCTTGATCTCTCCAAGATTGCGTGGGGCAAACAGCACATGTCAGGCGCCATCTCATCCGTGGTCGGAAATCCAAGCATCCCTGGGTATGCAACAAACGAGACAACAATCGGAGCGCCAAACAGCTCGTCTTTCGACGCGCGAGGTCCGACAATGGTCTCTTCCTACGGTTCCAATCCGTACGCAACGTTCGTCCCTGACTTCCTAACCTCAGGCAGCATCGATGATATTGTTGATCATGTTGCATCATGCAGGTTCAGCTCCGGATCAAATACTGCCGTCACATTCCAGAACACGACAAACATCAACAGCACTCTCATCTTCTGCCGCGCCGGCGCCGATGAGTTCAACTACTCTTCGAATCCGACATACGTAGATTCGGACGGAAGAATCGTCGTTATCGATTCTGGTCAGGAGGACACACAGCGTGCCTTCAACTTTGCCACAACGGTCGGTCTGTACGATGCGAACGACAATCTGCTGGCGGTCGCAAAGCTCTCGAGACCGGTTGAAAAAAATGATGAAAAGGACCTGACGATAAGAATTCGCCTGGACTTCTAAGGAGGAATCTTGTCGATAATCAAGCTCGGTCCGGATAACTTTGAGAGATTCACTGTCATCGCGAGACCTCGACGCTACTTCTCATCGTCTTCGTTGACAGGGGTCACGGGCTCTGTGCCCGTGTTCCCACGACTGTCGACAATAGAGAGGGAGGTTGTCTCAGCTTCATTTGGGATCACTGCATTCTCTGAGATAACGACTCTCAGCAAATACAGTTCCTTCAGCTCATCTGTGGGCACCCTTGGAGCGGCACTCGCTTTCTCAGACTACACATCTTCTTTCACAACGAATGCCAATCGATCGAAGAAGATGGAGATCACAAGATTTGTCCCTCCCTTCACTTTTGACACGGGATCACTCAAGAAAACAGCGATAAGGCAGAATCTCTTTCGCTATCACGGTACGAAGAACCCATACGCTGGCTGGTCGTTCACCAATTACCAGTGCTTGAACTTCTTCTCTTCTTCGGATGCAACTGCAAATTCATCATCGTTGATGTATCCACATCAAACTTTTGATCCTTCCGGGAGCGCCGCTATCGAATTTTCGATTGATTTTCAGATAAACCCTAGATATAGACCAGAAGCAGGAGAAGAATACAAGGCAGGAACAATAGCCCAGATATCTGGATCATTTGCGCTTTCTATCATCACGGGTTCACACAAAGATGAATCAGGTCGAACTGATAAGTTCAGACTTCAACTACAGCTAGGGACTGCAGCATCTTATCTGACACCGTCCACGGCAGTAGGATCCTACGTCTTCAAGTCTGACGATAACTCTCTGAGCTATAATTGCTGGCATCATGTCGCTGTGAGATGGTCACGATCTAGATCCAGCGTTTTAGGGTACGGATCTTTCGTGGTTGACGGAACTGAGGTTGGATCGTTTAGCGCGTCAAGTGCGTCCTTTACTAGACCAAATTTTGGTGTTGTTCTTGGTAATTTCTACGAAGGAACAAGTCTAAACGATCTAACTCTTAATTACTCTAACGACTACCCTAGCACACTTTCTCATCCGCTTCGTTCAGAAATTCATGATGTGAAGATATGGAACAAGTATCTCACTGATTCAGAGATAAAGAATTATCAATCCAACAGTGTTGGGTCCTCGATACCAGAGCGCCTTGCTTTTTATGTTCCCGTGTTATTCACCAGCCAGTCTTATCACAAAGTTATGGGCTCATACCCAGAAATCTTGAAAGATTTGGGAACGAGCAAACCCAGCTCAAATCTTAACTTTGTCACTCAACGCGCGGGCTCAAGCCCGTACAATTCGCTGCTTCACTTCAATACTGGTGAAATAGAGGTTAACGTTGAAAATTACTTGAGAGATTTTGCGAGTGGAGTCTATCCGAGACTTTATAATCTAACAGGATCTGCGAATTCGGTTACTGGACAATCTTTGTACAATCAACCAAAGTTCAAAAAAAGAAATCTTACGATCTTACCGTGCGACAACGGCAAGTTCCAGATGGATTACGGGATACTTGTCAGCGGAACTCTGGAGCAGAGACCTCCGATGACAGGGTCAGCTCACTCTAGATTCGTTAATGATTTCGGAACTTTGGATCTTTCGCTCGTCTCCCTAGCTCAAGTTGTTCCAAGCGCTTCGCTTCACAATTATGATGACGCAGAAACTTTTTACTACGACAGCGGTGAGGAAGTTCCAGCTCGATACTCATCTACTCGAGACAATTCGTCAGATGCCGTTGTCTTCTTCGATTCAAGCAACCTTTTTTACGGATCTAGGATACACCCTGGAAGCCTGACGCTAGTTGATCGCTTGCTTACCGGATCTGACGGAGAAATTAGCATCACATTGAAAGACAATGGTTTTGGCGGGCTCTATCGCGCTGACGCTCTCACTCCTCATGCGACATGGGCCGGCGTCGGGACCGTCCTATACGACGAGGGCATCACTGTGATAAAGTCTCCCATGCTAGCGCAATTTGGCACAAGCTCCTTCAGCATGGAGATGAGAGGCGAACGTCCAGTCCATGTGATGCAGATCGCCGTTCCTTGTCCAGCAGGTCAGATCAACTCGAGCTCCAGCCCGACCTTCCAGCCCTTAACTGCCTCGGACGTTCCGTCTGAGACTTCGGTCGGGCCCGTCATCATCACCGGCATTAATTTCCACGATGATAACCTGAACGTTGTCGCAAGGTCGCAGCTCGCCCAGCCGATCGTGAAGAGAAGCGAGGACAGATTCCTCTTCAGAACTAAGATCGACTGGTGATCACTTGATACTTGGACTCGACGTTTCGACAAGCTCGACTGGCTGGGCTGTTCTCGATGAGGCTGGAAATCTCGTTGAGATGGGAAGTTTCCAGCTCGATAAGCAGGAGGGGTTGTTCAACAAGGCGGACATCGTCAGCCGGGGATTGCTGAACCTGCGATTGAAATATCCTGAGATAAAGAGGGTCTCGATAGAGGAACCTCTCCAGGGGTTTCGTCGCGGACTCAGCTCCGCGTCAACTCTGCTTACCCTGGGACGATTCAACGGCATGGTCTCCTGGCAATCATTCGTCGTCTTCGGCTTCGAGCCGATCTTTTTCAACTCCTCAGCTGCCCGTAAGGGTCTGGGGATCACCCTCAGCAAGGATCGGGATACGAAGGATCAGATCATGGAGTGGGTCGAGGTTGTGACGGGTCAGCTCCTTGCTCGGAGGACTGTCAAGGCCGGTAAGAAGAAGGGGCAGGTTGTCTACGACAAGGGTGTGAACGATGCTGCTGACGCTTATGTGATGGCTCGAGCGGCGTACTTGTTAAAACCGTAGTTCACAAGTAAAATGTACTTGTGATAGACACCCGCGAAAGAATCGAAATACTGACACGAGCTCTCGGCGCTTGCTCTCTCGACAGGAAGGGCATCAACGCGGCGTTCCGCTGTCCGATGTGCCAGCATTCGAAGAAGCAGAAGCTTGTTGTCAAGCTCGACACCGGACAGTACCACTGCTGGGTCTGCGATGCCCGTGGTGCCTCGATCTCAAAGCTGCTGAGGAAGTCATCACCTGATGTGGCTTCGAGGTGGGACGCCATAGCTGGTTCACACCAGCGAAGGTTCCTGGATGAGGTTGTCGAGAAGCCGCGCGTTGATATCCCTCCGGGTTTCAAGCTGCTCGCTGAGCTGCAGGATTCAAGGGATCCTGACGTTCGCGGATGCCTCGAGTACGTTAGAAATCGTGGGCTCGGGATACGTGAGATGTGGTACTTCAGGCTCGGATGCGTCAGGCGGGGTCGACTCTCTCGCCGGATTATCATGCCTTCATTCGACTCAGAGGGAAAGCTCAACTACTGGACCGCACGCGCTATCGATAGTGATGTCGTCGGAAAGTACGTGAATCCCTCGACCCCAAGGGGAGAGTTTATCTTCAACGAGCTCAACATAGACTGGCGTCAGGAGCTCACGCTTGTCGAAGGACCTTTCGACCTGACAAAGTGCGACAGCAACGCCACGGCGATACTCGGGTCCAACATGTCGAGAAAGTCAGCACTCTTTCAGGCGATCGCCAGAAATAGAACACCCGTCATCCTCGCACTTGATAGTGACATGCCTGAAAAGCAGCACAAATGGGCAGCTGCTCTATCTGAGTTTGACGTGCCCGTCAAGATGCTCAACCTTGGTACAGCCAAGGACGTGGGCGAGATGACACGTGAGGAATTTTTAGCTGCGAAAGCGTCAGCACGAAACTGGGACAAGTTTCAGGGTATTATTAACCTTTCTAGAATTATGAGAAGCGGGAGCATCCTTTGATCAAGATCGCACACCTGTCCGACATCCACTGGCGTGGACTTCAACGTCATGATGAGTACACCGAAGTTTTCGAGGACTTCTTCAAGAAGCTGGACGAGCTTCAACCGAACATGATCGTTGTGGGTGGAGACATTGTCCACTCGAAGACGCAGGGCATCACTCCTGAGCTTGTCGATCGCCTCCGCTGGTGGTTTCAGAAGCTGGCCAACTGGCCTACCGTTGTTATCCTTGGAAATCATGACGGTCTTATCCACAACAAGTCGCGTCTCGATGCGATCTCACCGATTGTTGCCGCTCTTGACCACCACAACATCCACTTTCTCAAGAATTCTGGCAACTACGAGCTTGATGGTATCAACTTCGCCAACTTCTCATGCTTCGACGAGGAGAGCTGGAACAAGTGCAGTCCAAGTAGCGATCCGAATTTGATCAACATCGCGCTCTACCACGGGGCCGTGGGCGGATCACTGCTCGATACTGGAATGCCTATCGACGGTGAGGTGACGGTTGACATGTTCAGACCATACGATTTCTCACTTCTCGGTGATATTCACCGTCGGCAGTTCCTTGACGGTGACACTCGAATCGCCTACCCAGGTTCGACTGTCCAACAGAACTACGGTGAGGAGATCGAGAAAGGGTTCCTCTACTGGCAGATTAAGAATCGTGACGAGTACCGCGTCAACTTTGTCAAGCTCAAGAACCCCAAGCCTTTCCACTCGATCGAGTGGCAGGGAGATGTCTCTTCCACCGTAGAAGTCTGTGAGAAGCTGCCGATGGGCTCGCGCTTCAGGATTCTCAATGATGAGAACGTGGCGATTTCCGAATCTCGTCAGCTGGCTGGTGAGCTGAAGAAGAAACGGGGCGCGTCCGAGGTAGTTTGGAAGTTCGTGGGTGAGCAATCGAAGGAGGACATGCGAGCCGGTGCAACCTCTCTTTCACGCGAGAATCTAAGAGATCCCGCAACCATAAGAGGGCTGTTCAAGAGCTACGCTGAGTCCAAAGGGCTCGAGGGTGAGGCACTCACGAAGCTTGACTCGACAGTCTCGAAGCTCATCGACTCTCTGCCTGAAGATGAAAGGCTCGGAAACGTCAAGTGGTCGATCAAACGTCTGCGCTGGGATAACACCTACGCTTACGGAAAGGAGAACGAGATCGATTTCGAGAGTATGAACGGGATCACTGGGATCTTCGGTCGAAACGCTCAGGGAAAGTCCTCCATCCCTGGCACCATCATGTACTCTCTATTCAACACGACTGATCGTGGTCCGATCAAGAACCTTCATATCATCAACACTCGAAAGGATTACTGCAAGGCCTCAGTGGAGTTTCAAGCGGGTAATGACATCTACCTGTCGGAGCGACAGTCGGTTAAGCACCAGACGAAAGCTGGGATCCAGCATGCAGTCACCCATCTCAACCTGTTCAGGCTCGATCAGGACGGAAATCCAATCGAGGATATCTCAGGCGAGCAGCGCAAGGATTCTGACAAGATGCTCCGGTCGCTCATCGGCACATCCGAAGATTTCCTGCTGACTTCCTTCGCTGCTCAGGGCGAGATGAATGCTTTCCTCAAGGAGCGTGCCACGGCCCGAAAGAACATTCTATCGAAGTTCCTGAACCTTCAAGTTTTCGACTCTTTGAATCTGCTGGCCAAGGAGAGCGCAAGCTCGATCAAGTCAGAGCTCAGGAGAGTTCCTGCCATCAACATCAGGTCAGCTATCGATGAGAAGCGGAAGGAGGAGACAGCTCTTCATGCCGAGGCGGAAGAGCTTGAATCCGAACGTGTAACTTTCGACTCTCATGTTAAGAAGCTTCGGGCTATACTTGAGCGTGAGTCACCGGGATCTTCCCACACTCTGGATGATATCAAGAGCTATGAAGCTGATGTGATCAGCTTGGAAAAGAAGACACAGCAGAACGAAAAGGATCTGGCTGCGGCCATTCAGGAGCGTGATGATCTGAAGGCAAAGCTCGACAAGATAGAGAACGTTGTCTCAGGTTTTGACGTTGAAGCTCTTCGCCGTGACGTTGAGCGGATGGAACGGATTTCCAGCAAGATAAGCGAAGTGGAGGCTCGGTCCAGGACTGAGGCTGAGGGTATCAAGCTTCTTGAGAGATCTGTCAAGAAGCTGGGGGAGGTTCCCTGCGGTAACACTTTCCCGACCTGTAAGTATATCAAGGACTCCCACAAGGATCGTGAGCTCCTGCCGCAGAAGCAGAAAGCTTTTGATGACATCGCATCGACCCTAGAGGAGCTGCGTCAATCATTCGATGGCGGAGCGCTTAAGGACACCAAGGATCGGCTCGAGAAAGTGACGGGTCTGCAGTCCAAGCTCCCAGGGGTGAGGACTTCGTTACAGGCTCATGAGAGTCGCGCAGAGAGTTTGAAGTCTCTCGGAGATTCTCATAAGAAAGATCTCGAGAGGGTAAGAAAGGCCCTGCAGGAGCTCCGCGCGGCAACCTCCGTCTCAGCTCTTGAGGAGGTCAAGAAGATGCAGCAGGAGATCGAGGGGGAGGAGCGCAAGATCCAGGAGGTGACCAGGAAGATGCTCAAGGACAATCAACGTCTGGGAGCTATCGGTTCTGAGATCTCTCGACTCGAGCAAGACGTTGAGAGAATAGAGAAGCTGCAAGCTGATTGGAAAGTCTACGAGACAATACTTGCTGCAACTGGTAAGGACGGGATCCCACTACAAATCATCGCATCTCAGCTTCCCAGGATCAACAGCGAGATCTCGAAGGTCTTGACTGGTGTTGTCAACTTTAATGTCGAGCTTGTTGCAAATGAGGAGGACGGGGACCTTGAGATCTTCATCGATTACGGTGATTCGAAGCGTCCGATAGAGCTCTCCTCAGGCATGGAGAAGATGATCTCATCGTTGGCCATCAGGACCGCGCTGATTGAGGTCTCTGCAATTCCCAAGCCCGATCTTTTCATCATTGATGAGGGCTTCGGAGCCCTTGACGACACCAACCTTGAGGCCTGCGCTCGGCTGCTCACATCTCTCAAACGTAATTTCAAGAACATGCTCGTGATCTCCCACGTTGATAGCATCAAGGACATTGTTGATAATGTCATAGAGATCTCGCATGATGGCATCGACGCTAACGTGAGGTACTTTTGAGAAATTACTATGAGGATTTCGGCGATTTCATCGTCATCAAGCGCGGTAGCATTGCCAAGGATCTTACTCCAATAGATTGCTCTCTGTGTCTGTGCGTTGTTAGGGACGAGGTCGACGTCACGTCGATAAGCAGGTCAGGCTGCTGCTTCGATTGCGAAAATGAGATCGCTGATCCCAATAGAGCACGTTGGCTGGACGGTTGGCGTCCGACAGGAAAAGATTTGGATGCAATACGTATAAGGAGACTGTCATCTCCACACTCGAGACGACATAATTAAAGATGGAGTTTCATTATGCACCTAACTGACGAGCACCTAAGGGCTCTGGGTCAAATCACGCAGAAGGGATGGGGCGTTTCTTCCATGCCTAATTCCGTTACATGCTCAATGCACAACGACAGCATCACGCTAAAATACTTGACCGTCGTCCATTTTGCAGCTGAGAACGCGATGCGTGATCAAGTTGCCAGAATAAACCACGAGTCGATCCAAATCCTGACTAAGTGCGTGGATGACATCAAGAAGAGCTTCAAGGAAGAGACAGGAGATTCTCTTCGGCTCAAGGAGACTTCCAACAAGGACTCCTTGGAGATGATCGTCGCGACCAATAATTCTCCTCGTCGTGTTGCTTACTATCGTCGTCAGGTGACGCTACAGGTAGTGTGATGGCGGTCCTGTCAAAAGACCGCCAGGTGGCCGAGATAATCGCGTGTGGGAAGAATTCGTCGTACTTCATCAACAAGTACGTCAAGATTCAGCATCCCACACGTGGCACCGTTCCGTTCACAACATACAAGTTTCAGGATGAGTGTCTCGATAAGTTCGAAGAGCATCGATTCAACGTCATCCTGAAGTCACGGCAGCTCGGCATCTCAACTCTCGCTGCTGCATACGCGCTCTGGCTCGCGCTGTTCTACAAGGACAAGGCGATCCTGATCATCGCCACAAAGCTCGCAGTTGCCCAGAACTTCATCAAGAAGGTGAAGGTCATGCTGCAGAACCTGCCCTCATGGCTCATCATGCCATCGATGAAGTCGGACACCAAGCAGGTCGTTGAGTTCAGCAATGGATCCTCGATCAAGGCTATCCCGACGTCAGAGGACGCGGGTCGTTCAGAAGCTCTTACGCTCCTGATCGTTGACGAGGCTGCATTCATCGGAAACTTCGACGAGCTCTGGACCGGTCTCTACCCCACGCTTTCAACCGGTGGTCGAGCGATTGTTCTCTCAACTCCGAACGGTGTCGGTGGTCAGTACCACAAGATTTACGCTGAGGCCGAGGGGGGTCATAACGAGTTCAACGCGATCAAGCTCATGTGGGACGTCCATCCCGAGCGTGATAGTGTCTGGTTCGAGAATGAATCTAAGAACATGACCCGAAAGCAGGTGGCCCAGGAGCTCCTCTGCGACTTTGCCGCGTCAGGTGACACGTTCCTCGGAGCGAACGAGCTGGACCAGATAATGTCGATGACGCAAACACCTATCGAAAGGTGGGGTCCAGAGATGGGAGTTTGGGTCTGGAAGTACGCTCTGACCAGCCACAAATACATCATCGCTGCTGACGTTGCTCGCGGGGACGGCGCTGACTACTCCGCCTGTCACGTGATAGACATAACCTCAGGAGAGCAAGTCTGCGAGTTTAAGGGAAAAGTGCCGCCTGACCAGTACGCCGTCCTCCTGAATGAGATCGGCATGAGGTACAACAAGGCTCTACTATGTCCTGAAAACAACAGCTACGGGTACGCCGTCTGCATGAAGCTGAAGGAACTTGGGTACCCGAACCTATACTACAAGGACAAGAAATACCAGTTCATGGGAGCGTACGCTGGTTCCGAGGATATCGCCAACATCGGTTTCACGACTGGCGCCTCCAACAGGACCAAGATGCTCACGAAACTCGAGGAAGTCCTTAGAAACAAGCAGCTTCGTGTTAGATCAACGCGACTCTTCGACGAGCTCAAAACTTTTGCTTGGGTCGGTCAGACGCCAAGAGCTATGAAAGGTTACAACGACGACCTTGTCATCTCGCTAGCTATCGCAACATGGCTCTACGACTCATCCGAGGATCATTCAAGGCACAGCCACGAGATGAGTAAGGCTATGCTGGCCGCATTTGCTGTCAATCGTAACAGAGACGATATGGAACCGGTCGTTCCGCACCCCAGGAATCCCTTCTCGCCCATTATGGTCGAGGCGATACCGTCATCAGGAAAAACAATAAACTCTTCGAATCCATACGCGCAATTTGGATGGCTAGTAAATGATTTAAGTAGGACGAGAAGATAGTAGGATTATGAATCATGGCAGCTAAAGACAACCGCAGCTTATTCCAGCGTCTTACCCAGCTCTTCAGAGCTGGGCCCGTTATTCGTAGAAAAGTCAAGGATTATCACGAGCCCACCGCGTCGTCAGCGTATGAGATGTTCAGGAAAAATCAGTCTGACATCTACTCAAGTACGGTCGCTGCTTACGGAGCTTTCGACAGAATGTCGAGATACTCTGACTTCTCGGAAATGGAGGCGACGCCCGAAATAGCCTCAGCTCTTGACATTTACGCCGAGGAGACGGTCGCACAGGACGAACGGGGACATGTCCTTCATATTCACTCTGAAAACCGAAGGGTCAAGGAGCTTCTTGAAACTCTGTTCAACGACACTCTGAACATCGAGTTTAACCTTCCCATGTGGACAAGGAACCTCTGCAAGTACGGAGACTTCTTCCTGTTCAACGACGTGCATCCGAACTACGGCATCATCAACGCGTATCCTATTCCTATCTCCGAGATGGAGCGTGAGGAGGGCTACGACCCGAAGGATCCGATGGCTGTGCGATTCCGGTGGGTCACCCGCGGTAACCAGGTTCTCGAAAACTGGCAGGTCTCGCACTTCAGGTTACTTTCCAATGACGCCTTCCTCCCCTATGGATCGTCGGTTCTGGAGTCAGCTCGCAGAATCTGGCGCCAGATGATCCTCATGGAGGACGCGATGCTTGTGTATCGTATTGTTCGTGCTCCTGAGCGGCGAGTGTTCTATATCGATGTTGGTAACGTCCCGCCAGAGGAGGTCGCTAACTTCATGGAGCAGGCCCAGACAAGCTTGAAGCGTAATCGACTTGTCGACAAGGCGAATGGAAAGATGGACCTTCGATACAACCCGCTGTCGGTTGACGAGGACTACTTCATTCCAGTTCGCGGCGGTGAG